AACAATCAACCAACAACTCAAATGTAGCACAGTGACAGGCACTGTCAACTACTTTCTTTAATGTTGTGCAAATACAACTAAAATAATTTAAAAGCGTTGTTTTTATGCAACTAAAAATAGTTGAGTTTTGCCACTTGACCCGAAAATCTGGTTGGTATATTCTCTGCGTGCGCAGGTGTGCCCGCTCAAAGGCAAACAAACCCTCAAGAAAAGCCGTCAATTCATGCGGCTTTTTGCACATTTGGAGCCCTCATGGCCAAGACAATTACGATCGAAATGGCTGATGACGGCACGGTCATGGTTTCAAGCAGCGAAGGCGGCGAGCCCTACATGTGCGAGACCATCGCTGAGTGCCGTGAATACGTGGACAACATGCTGGCCGAAGAAGCCGGCGAGAGTCCCCAAGAACAAACCATGGAAGGCCCTGAAGAGTACGGCCAGATGTGGAATGAAGAAGCGGCCAACCGCGATCCCCAACCCGGCCTGATGGCCTAATCTCAAGGAGCTACACATGCAAGACTATTCAAACCCAGCATCACGTAACACAATGCGCGCAGCAGGCGGCATGACAGGCAACGCGGCCAAGATGCCCGGCGCAGCCATTGGCGGCGGCGGCAACCAGACGCAAGGCGCTGGCGAGATCCCCGGCAAAGTGTCTGTACCGATGCCCGGCACAAATGATACCCAGCCTGAGTACAAGGGCGGCATGGCCAAGGCGCCTGTCGGTTTCAACAACGGCCTGATCAACGGAATGGTCTGATGGCCAAGCCCGGCTTGTACGCTAACATCCAAGCCAAGAGGGCTCGCATAGCCTCTGGCTCGGGTGAAAGCATGCGCCAGCCCGGCGATAAGGGCGCACCCAGCAAAGCTGACTTTGTTGAGTCGGCTAAGACGGCCAAGCCGGCTAAAGCTGGCATCATCCGAGGGGCCATGAAGTGAAGAGCCCCGCTTGGCAACGCAAGGAAGGCAAGGCGCCGTCAGGCGGCTTGAATGCCAAAGGCCGCGCCAGCGCAAAGGCTGAGGGGATGAACCTCAAAGCACCAGTCAAAGCCGGCGACAATCCTCGCCGCGCTTCTTTCTTGGCGCGCATGGGCAACATGCCCGGCCCTGAACGTAAGAACGGTGAGCCAACGCGCTTGCTGCTCAGCCTCAATGCATGGGGTGCCAGCAGCAAAGCTGACGCCAAAGCTAAGGCCAAGGGAATCAGCGCGCGCAACGAAGGCCTTGTGCGAGGAGCAATGAAGAATGGCAAGTAGAAGATACCCAAGTCGTAATTCCGATTTAGCCGGGGCGCCACCTAAGCTGGCGACCATGGACGATCTGGCATTTCCGACAGCAGCTAAGACTGGCCGTGCTCATCCAGTGAGCAAGAGTGCCAGCACGAGCCGCGCGCCACATCGAATCAACCTTCGCGCTGTTGCCGAGGCTTGTATCGAGGAGGGGCTCGACCCGGCCGTTGAGATTGCCAAGGCCTTGAAGGCTACGATTCCAATGATGCGCGGTGGGTATCCAGTGCTTGACAACGACGGCAAACCCATCATGGTCCCGCTGCTTGACGTTGACACGCGCATGCGAACGCTCAATGACTTTCTGCAGTACACACAACCAAAGCTGAAAAGCATTGAGGTCAAGATGTCCGGCACGCTGGACCTGACCAGTGAGCAGCTGGACAACCGGTTGAACATGCTACTTGCAAAGGCTGCCAAATGAAAAACATTCTGCTAGCACTGTTGGTCCTAGTGGGCTCTGCGCATGCGCAAGTCACTACATGCAACGGCGACTTTGCTTTGTGTGCAGCAAGCACATGCCAGCCAACAGGCAAGATGATCACGACGAACACCGGTGACAGCTACCCCGAGGTGGTGTGCCGGTGTCCGATTCTCAACGGCGTAGCGATCGCTGACCCAACGATGGGCAACATGAAGGGGTCCTGCGCCCCTACTGATGCCAACCATGTCTGGAGCTTGTTTGCGCCGCGCATGCACTATCCGCAGGAAGCCAGTGGCTTCAGCAAGCGCCCCAAGGACATGAAAGTCACGGTCCAAGCCTGCGCTGCTTCGCTCATGCAAGGGGCCAACGCCAGCAACTGTTTTAGTTTCAACTGCGAGCGAGGCCCTAACGGCATCGCCGTATGCAAATGCCCAATGGGTCAAGTGCCGGCAGAGACAGCGTTCATCATCGAAGCTGGGCAGGGCAACCCCGATGCGTGCTATCAGCACCCGGTCAGCTTCCCGTATATGCCCAAGGGGGCTAAATGATCCAGCTTGACCGCATAGACACGGCTTTGCTGGATGACGATGAGAAGCGCGAGCTGTATGAGCTGCTGCGCTTGAAGGACATCAGGGCCAAGCGCAATCGCTTGTCGACCTATGCGCCGTACAAGAAGCAGATCGAATTTCACAATGCTGGCGCTGACTTCCGCGAACGCTTGTTCATGGCAGGCAACCAGCTTGGCAAGACGTGGGCAGGGGCCTTCGAGGTCGCGATGCACACAACAGGTCGCTACCCATCATGGTGGACGGGCAAGCGGTACAACTACGCTATTCGGTGCATGGTTGGATCTGAATCGGCCGAGTTGACCCGCAAGGGTATTCAGCGCTTGCTGCTTGGGCCCCCAGAGATGCGGGAAGAGTGGGGCACAGGCGCCATTCCGTTTGCCTGTGTGCGCGACACCAGCATGAAGCAGGGCGTGCCCGATGCGGTCTCAAGCATTGTGGTCCGCCACGAATGCGGCGAAGACAGCGTGATCCAGTTCAACAGCTACGACCAAGGCCGCACCAAGTGGCAGGCCGACACTGTGGACTTGGTGTGGTTCGACGAAGAGCCACCGCTGCCAATTTATTCTGAGGGCTTGACACGTACGCAGGCAACAGCCGGTCAGGTCTTTGTGACCTTTACGCCGTTGCTCGGTATGTCCGAAGTGGTCAAGCGATTCCTGTTGGAGAAGCCGACGTCATCGACGGTCACCAACATGACGATTAGCGATGCCGAGCACTACACGCCCGAGCAGGCTGCAGCAATCATTGCCAGCTACCCTGAGCATGAGCGCGAAGCTCGGGCCAAAGGCATTCCCATTTTGGGATCTGGCCGTGTGTTTCCCGTGGTCGAGGAGGCAATCAAGATCAGGGCCTTCCCGATCCCGCCTCACTGGGCACGCATTGCGGCAATTGACTTTGGTGTCGATCACCCTACCGCCGTCGTGTGGATGGCTTGGGACCGTGACAGCGATACGATTTATGTGACCGACTGCTACAGACGCAGCGAGCCCGGCATTGCTGGCCACTCAATGGCCGTACGAGCGCGCGGCGAGTGGGTGCCAATGGCTTGGCCGCATGACGGCTTGCAGCGCGACAAGGGCGGTTCTGGTGAACAGTTGGCCAAGCAGTACAAGGACCAAGGCCTGAACATGATGCCCAATCGGGCCACGTTCGAGGACGGCAGCAACGGTGTTGAGGCCGGCTTGTCCGAGATGCTGACACGCATGCAGACCATGCGCTTGCGCGTGTTCTCGCATTTGGAAGACTGGTTTGAAGAGTTCAGGCTGTACCACCGCAAGGACGGTATGGTCGTTAAAATCAGCGATGACTTGATGTCGGCAACGAGGTACGCAATGATGATGCGCCGCTTTGCCAAGACGCAAGAAGAGGCCGAGGGCCGCATGCGTTCTAGCCGCATGGCCCCGACGCTTGAGTTCAACGTATTCGACCCAGTCACTGGGTATTGATTAACCTTAACAGAGGAAACTTTCATGGCTACTATCATTCCAACAATCGATCGCAACTCAGTCCCCGGCGTGGTCCTCGCCACATGGGTTGACTTGGCTACCAACGACGTGGGCGCCGGCGTACCTATTGCCTATGCAGCCGAATTAACCGGCCAAGTGAGCGGCACCTTTGGCGGCGGCACGGTTACATGGCAAGGCTCCAACGACAACACCAACTGGCACCCCCTGACCCAGCGGAGCGGCACGACCAACATGGCTTTTACAGCAGCCGCAGTTCACACCGCTAACGAGAACCCAGCGTGGATTCGTCCCGCAGTTACCAGCGGCACGAGCGTTGCGATTGACTGCACTTTGGCCATCCACGCACGCTACGCCAAAGCACCTTACTAAGCTGAGGATTGAACCCCATGGAAATCCAACCACAACAAATCGACGTCGAGGTCGAGTACGAAGACCAAGAAGAGAAGCAGCGCAAGATGGCTGAGAAGCTGCAATCTTTTGGCGCTTCGCTTGGCGGCCAGCGTGATGAATGGATTCGTTCGCGCGGCTCCTACGGCGTTGACAAGCGTTGGATTGAGGACGAGGACCAGTACAACGGCAAGGACAACATCAACAAGGCAGCCAGCCAGATGATGACCAGCGTGGAGCAGGGCTACCCTGTGACCACGCAAGGCGCCAAGCCTCATCGCTCGACGGTGTTCATTGGCATGACACGCCAGAAAACCAATGCTGCCGAGGCCCGCCTTGCAGACATCTTGCTGCCGACAGACGATCGCAACTTTGGCATCCAGCCTACGCCGGACCCACAGTTGATGGGCCTGAGCAAAGACAACAAAGCGGCTATGGACCAACAAGGTCAGCCAGTTATGGGCGAGGACGGGCAACCAGCCCGCGTGCGCGACGTTGTCAAAGCTGTGCTTGAGGTGGCCAACAAGAAGGCCAAGGCCATGCAGACTGAGATCGACGACCAGTTGGTCGAGTGTGACTACAACAGCGAACTGCGCAAAGTGATTCACGACTCTGCCGTGCTCGGCACCGGTGTGATCAAAGGACCGATCGTCACTAACCGCACGCGCAAGGCTTGGCAGCCAGTCACTGACAACACGGGCCAGACGGTCCACCAAGTTGAGATGATGCAAGAGATCAGCCCCGCTTCGTTTCGCGTTGACCCGCGCAACGTATGGCCAGATCCCGGTTGCGGTGAGTCTGTGCACAACGGCAAGGGCATCTACGAGCGCGAACAGATTACAGCCAAACAGATTCGTGACCTTGCCAAGCAGCCCGGCTTTCTTAAGCCGCAGTTGCGCAAGGTGCTGGAAGAAGGGCCAAAGCAATCCGCTACGTTGCGCGAGATGACAGATGAAGACCAGCGCGACATGACCCGCCTGACTTACGAGATGTGGACCTATTGGGGCGAAGTAGATCACGACGACCTTGAGTCTGCCGGCGTTGGTGTAGGCGAGAAGGATGAGCTTCGCACTGTCAGCGCGTGCGTTGTCATGATCAACAACACCGTGGTCAAAGCGTTCTTAAACCCACTGGAAGGCGGCGACATACCTTATGACTTCTTTGTCTGGGAAAAAGTTGCTGGCACGATTTGGGGCTACGGCATTCCGTACCTCATGCGCTCACAGCAGAAAGTCTTGAACGCAGCATGGCGTCAGATGATGGACAATGCCGGCGTGTCCAGCGGTCCACAGATCGTCATCAAGCCCGGGGCCATCCAGCCAGCGGACAAGCAGTGGCAGCTATCTTCCCGCAAGATTTGGTACGCAACCGACGACATCGACGACGTGCGCAAAGCGTTCTCGACTTTTGAGTTTAATTCGCACCAAGCCGAATTGGCAGGCATCATCAAGATGGCCACCGAGTTAGCAGACGCGGAGACTGGCGTGCCTACGATCATGCAGGGCGAGAAGGGCGCAGCGCCTGACACCGTTGGCGGTATGCAAATGTTGATGAACAGCGCCAACGTGGTTTTGCGCAGGCTCGTCAAACAGTTTGACGACATGATCACCAAGCCGCATATTCGCCGCTACTACGACTACAACATGATGTACAACGAGGACGAAGAGATCAAGGGCGATTTCACAATCGACGCCCGTGGCTCAAGCGCCTTGGTGGTCCGCGACATCCAGAACCAATCGTTCTTGAACTTGCTTGCAGCTGGAGCTAATCCAATCTACGGCATGTACCTTGATACACAGAAGCTGTTTGAGAAGGCCTTGCAGGCCCAGCACATCGACCCAGCTGAAGTGTTCAAGCCAGAGGAAGAGATCGAACAGATCAAGGAAGCGCAGAAGCAAGCGGCTGCCGCAGGCCCAGCACCCGACCCAGCCTTGGCTGTGGCTCAGTTGCGTGCGCAGGCAGAGATGCAGAAGGTCCAAGCTCAGAACCAAGGCGACTTGCAAGAGCTTCAGGTGCGCCAGCAGATCTCTGCACA